AACAACATCATCTTCCTTTAACTTCTCCCACGTAGCCCATCTCTTATTATACCTAAGAGCTCTCTCAAAAACAAAAGCAGATCCCATCTCCTGAGCCTTAGTCATTGCTGATGCATTGATAGTCTCACCTGCTTTTCCTGTTGTTCCTATTCTTATTCGCTGCTGAACCTCTGGTCTAGTTTTATCGAGCCATTGAATACTAACTGTTTCCTTATAAACTGACCAATCAGTCGATCCATTTTTATAACGGTATTGATAGGGTTGCTTCTTTGTTCCTCTTCCTGTTCTTATTCTCTCTTGAAACTTATTAGCCTGTAGTAACGGTGATCTAACAACATTCTCATAACCCTCATCATCAGTAAAGAGTTCTATTACATTTCTAGTCGGTATTTTACTAGGCACTTTACTAAACTTGGGTTTGGAATCATCAAAAACCATCCAAAAATCAGAGCACGTGAATAATTCCTCCATCAAATCAATCAGTCCTTTCCTATCAGGACAATTCGATGGTATTTTATCGTATACTTGCTTTGTAAAGTTTACCTTAGTGGCCATAAAAAAATCCCCCTCTAGTATTTAGAGGGGGATGGTCTTAGATATCACCTTCCTTTCGATTCTCCGATTTGAATATATCAAACTCACCGTCTGGGTATCGTGCTGCTAACTTCATCATGTTAGTGACTACGATAGTCTGGAAGTCTAAGTCTAATGCATTACAAGCTTGTGCAATGTACCAGAACACATCACCTAATTCTTTTAAAAGATGTACCTTAGTATCTTCTGTAAGTTCCTTACCTTGGAAAGCAATCTTCTTTACTATCTCTGTGAACTCTCCACCTTCTGCACTGATACCAACAGCAGCAGTAAGGAGTCTAGGGATATCAACACCCTTAGATTCTAAGTCTTTAATTCTATTGATGAACTCATCTGTACTCTTAGAAGGGTGGCTTGTAGTACCATCGACAAACTCTAGGTACTTATCATAATCAACTGATTGTGTCATTGTGGATCTGAATAACGGTGTTCTTGTGAGTGATAGGTATCAGCATTAGGTGCTGGATCTATCTTTATAACCTCATCCCAGTGTGATCGATACACTAGGAGATTGCATTGACTTACGCCATGCATTTTACCTGGATCTTCCCATTGTCTCACACACAATGTGAAGTATGGTGCGTGTTTATCATAGAAGTTAACGAAACCTCTATCTCCTCGGAACTCAACTATGTCTCCGTGTTTAAACATTCCATTCAGCGAATTTACTAAGGCGGTCTTGGTTTTGTTTTACTGCGTCAAAAGCATTAACGTCTGGATCTTCTTCCTTCTGATTCATTATTTCAGAAGTAGATTCTGCAACATCAAATAACTTCATCTTCGCTCTATCTATACCCACAACAAACTTACGATTTGTAGTAGGATCATTGTACCTGTTCTTCAATTGCTTAACCATTATTCTACCTTCCTGTTCCAATTCCTCGCTAGAAATGAGAGCGAACATAAGATCAGCAGTAGCAGGGAGTCCAAAGGATTCTGAAGTGTCAGTGAGGTCAGGATCACTAGACCCGAAACCAGAACGAGTAGTTTGAGTAGCACTAACAATCGGTAGGTCAAACTCGACAGCAAGACCCCGAAGCTCTTCAGCAATCGCTTTAACATAAGTATAGGAATTAACAATAGCACCTTTATATCTTACACTAGCACAAATGTTAAGGTAATCTATAAAGATTATATCAGGTTTGAATGATTTCTTAAGATTTAGTTCATTAAGTAATGCCCTGAAGTGTCCAGCATGAGCTGACGCAGTAGGATACTCCTTAATAATAATCTTACCTTTAGTCTTCTTCTCAAGATCAGCGATCTTAGATTTAAACATCATCTGAGGTAGATCAACAATATCCTTGATGTTAACATTCAAACAGTTAGCATCAATACGTTCTGCAATCTTTTCCTCAGACATCTCCATCGTAACATAGAGAACATTCTTACTTCTCAACAGGCAAGCACTAGCCATGTGACACATGAATAGAGACTTACCAACACCTGTACCAGCAAGTGCTATGTTAAGAGTTTTATTAGGAAGACCACCCTTAGTGATGTAATTAAACTTCTCTAAGTCAAATGGTATCTTCTCCTCTTCTCTATGATAGAACTCATATCTATTATCTGCAGACTCAATGTAATCATGTCCTACATGCTCATCAAATGAAACACCTAGAGCTTCCTGTAAGATGCTAGGAATAGCATCCTTAGATAACTTCTCATCATTACCATCAGCAATCTTAACTGACTTAAGTAATGCATTATAGATTGCTTTATCCTGACACCACTTCTCAGTAGAATCAGATAACCAATCAGCATCAACCCACTCATCGTTAAGATCATCTAATCTAATCAGAGAATTTTTATAGGTCTCATCTGTAAGATCAGTCCTATTCCCTAGATTAATTTTCAGAACTTCTTTAGTAGGAGTCTTATCATACTTAGATGAAAAGTCTTGTATCTCTTCAAAGAGAACTACATCGACAGCATCTTGGAAATACTCAGAATCAAGATGAGGTACTACCTTACGATAGTACTCTTCATTACATAGAAGGTTCCGAAGGATAGTATTTTCTATCCTCTCAGTTGCCATAACTATACTCCGTTCTTGCTGCTTCCTCTAACTGAGCCATTACTTCGTCTGTGAAGTACTTCTCAGGATTAGCAAGAACAGATTTAGGGTAAACAGAAGTTTCACCGAACTTGATACGGTTGCCCACCCTTGTAAAGATGTTGTACTTCTCACCAAGCTCCAAGAGTCCATAGTACTTGTCCAGTCCACGCTCATCGAAGTATAATCTAGTAGCAACTTTAGAACCCTCCTTAGATAGTCGTGATTTTTTGGCTTCACACTTAATAATGTTACCCACTAAGTCTGTACCTTCCTTTTCTTTTGATTTGGATAAGTATATTATACTAGATGCAGCATACTTTAGTCCAGCTCCACCACCCATTTCTTTCATTGGCACATAGGATCCTATCACATCATATGTGTGATTCGTAACAATCATAGGAACTCTAGCTTGGCCAAGCTTAAGAGTCAGTACTCTAAACGCACCCTTGATCAACTGAGATTTGGTCATGTCCCTGACCTGTTTATCATTAGAGATGTCTTCCATCTCCTTTGATGTACTAAGCATACCAAGAGAATCAAGAACAAACATCAATGGTTGACGCTGATCCTTTGGTTCTTTTAGATACTTATCAAGAATCCTAGTAGCTTGTGTTCTAAACTCTTCAATAGTAGCAACAGGAAAGATTACCATACGTTTGGAATCTATACCTCTGCTCTCAATCATATCCTTGGAGATAGCAGATTCAGACTCAAAATAAATAACCCCACCATCACTATGCTGATTAAGAAAGTTACGTACAACACTAAGGGCAAAGAAAGTTTTTCCTGTTGAGGATTCTCCTGCCAATGCCGTGACTTTATTGGATGGAATACCTCCGAATAAAGAACCACTAACGACAGCGTTGAAAATATAGCTACCTGTATCAACAAAACTGGATGTATCTCCTGCAGCGACTCCATCACTGACGATACTTGCATACTCATTACCACTCTCTTTAATTACTGTATCTAAGAACCCCATTTATTAACCTCACTTTCATACATGTTAACATAGTCATGACCATCACTGGCCATCATTAGAGCATACTGTCTTGCAGTATCACGCTCTTCAAATACTCTCACCTGTTCAGGTTCAAGTGCCTCAACCATATCATCTTGATAGGTTACTGTCCATACGGTTTTGCTCATGCGAAGAAACTCCCTATTGTAACAACTTTTTTACTGTTCCACCCTATGCATTCTAGCACATTTTCGAGTGGTTTCAAGAAACTCTTTTCAAATTGTTTCTTGTGATCGATGTACCTGTCCATACCAAACTCCTTTGGTATCTCATTGAAGAAAGAAATACAATCCTCTCTTAGTGGATTAGGTGTCTTAAGATAAATGAATTTTATCTTCTCACCCTCTTGTATCAGAGGATACTTATTCTCTATCTTATGTTTTTTAACATAATGATTATAAAGGAGAGCTCCTCTTACGTGGATGGGCGTTCCTTTGATATAGATTTCGGATCTTGAAAAGTATTTTTCAACTCCGTTGCATCCTCTTGGGAAAGCGATGTTTTCATAGGGCTGCTCCCTTGTCTCTGCTCGGACACCATCGATAAATGAGACAAGTTCATCATTTGTTTTGCCGATAATAATCTTAAAAGCTGCATATAGTTTATCCCTGAAATACTGAGGTGTTGATGACCTCGCTGTTTCTAGTCCCATGATTTTCATCTTGGGTTCTTTATATCTGACTCCTTCTGAGTCCCACACGTTGAGTATGTATCTCTTCTTAGCAGTCCATATACCACGGTCAGCAATGTTCTCCCTCTTCATGATCATTTTCTGTTCATACGCCGAGACATACGAAGCCAGTTCCTGGTAAGACTTCTCGATAAACGGCTCGAGCTGATCTTTACAGATCTTGTCCAGGAGCTCAACAATCTTAATCTTATTATCAGACTTATGAGCAAAAAATTTATCAACAAGAGGTCCGAGATTAAGATATATTGAGTCAGTGTCAGATGCAATGACGTAATCAACTTTATCTGTAGAGAGTAGTTTATTTAGATAAAGATTGATCTTGTTCTCTATCCAGCGAATAGATACCTGCCCAGAAAGAGTGATTGCTTCTGCATTAGCAAGCTTATAGTACCTGAAGTGCTCATTGCCGATAGCACCATAAGCACT